GTTTATAGCGCATGTAGAGTTTTTTTGAAGATTGATCAACCTAAAGTTGAGAGATGAGTATACTTCGTGTAGATACAAATTGTGAACCGTGTTCGCATATACGCGAAGTATATGCTTTCACGTTTCATGCTTTTGTCTGCATGAGTTATATGTCATTATGAGAATGATTTAGTTTGTCTCGGTCTTTGAAAACGTTTTTACGGTTCTAGCAGAAACTACCCTCGCGAAGTAGGGTCCATCTGTAGTCCTTTCGGACAAACGTGTTAACCGGAACACGTCGTAATGTTGCCTTAATTGGCATTTTCACGGGCTTCTTGACTTTTGCTCCGGAGCATCAGTTATATAGAAGTTGGGTCTGACGAGCCCTTCACCATAGTTGTGTACGTCTTAGATATACACTACTTGTCCATATGTTTGGACAATACATAGTTTATGGTTTAGATATATATATCTATGTTCAAGCTGTTTGTCAGCCCAAGGGATCACGCCATTGATCCTCCTTTAATATGGGTGTAAATTTCTTCGCACTTTGGAAACAGAGTGCAAGTATTGGCAAAAACCCTAAGCCTGTGATTTGATTCAGGATAGCCAAACGATCTTCAAGATCATACTTTTTCAGGGGGCGAAATACCCAGAATAATCAATCCTGCCCGGGTTCGCAAGAACACGGGGTGTTAACCTCATGCAATGTACAAGCGCTGACCTTCGCTCTCTGCTTGGTACTTCCGACGCCGTCATTGGTTAGGACATGTGGTGCTGGGCAACCAGAAATGAATCCCAACACGGGATTCATGGTTTCTCAGCATTGTGACATCTTGTTTGCAATGCTGATTTATCATGAATTCTTCGAACAGCAGCCGACGATCTCAGACTCCACTTTATGTGGAGGCTAGGGATCCAGTAGTAATAACTAGTAGAATGCATAAAGTACGACCATTAGTGTATAAAACAATTGCTGTAGTGAATAGGATATTTGATACTAAGCGAAATATGTATAAAAATTGGGTCACCGTTGAGACCGCTGGGATTAGTGGAGTCTATGTTGTGAGAAACATGGAGGCAATGAGTCCCACGTCTCGTGACGCATATATTGTTGATATTGGTGGACTTGATATACATACTAGCAATTCTAGCCCTCTGGCTCAGCGCCCTAAGCGTCGCAAGCAGAGGGCTAAACCTTCTAAATATCCAGATTTGCCAGATATGAATACTATAGATTTTCATTGCACAGCCGCTGGCTATTATGACTATTTGTCTGCTAGTTCTGATGGAGAAACTGACGAGGAATCAATTCAAACTCCCAAGCCTACTGTTGGTTGGGGGACACCTCCTACCAGCCCTACTGGGTGGTATAGCGAGGATGAAATAGTTGGTCCTCAGAGTGGATTAGAGCAAATAGAAACACAGTGTCGGAGCACCGAATGTGTTATGTTTAGCCATAGAATGCAAGCAATTTTGATTTCTTTGGCCATAGGTGGCAACAGAGCTAGTGATTTGCAAACACTGGATAATCTCATAGCACAAATTGAGACTCGTGCCCACTTGGTCAGTGTATATAGTGGCTTGCAACATTGTATGCGAGACAGGACTCACAATGCATTTGTATGTGAATGTGATGCTTGTAGAAACTGTCTGATAGTACACAATCTTGTACATTATTTATTAGCACCCCGTGCCCAGTGGATTTTGAGGACAACACCTCAGTCTGGCATGGAGATACTCGATGATGAACCGCCAAGTTTGAGCAGATTAGATGCAACTTTAATGGCAGATGATGCTTTGCGGAGTCCACAAGACTCATCAGAGCGGAGCTATGGTTTCTCTTCTGCATCAGAAAGTAGTGAGGATAATAGTGTACGTGATATGCTGACTAATGTGCTAAGTGATATGAAGGATGCTTGCCAAGGACTTTTGGAGGGTGCTAGCAAGTCAGAAAAGCACATTTTTTCAAAGATTGAATCTGTATTGTGGTTCGCCTTTTACGATTGGCCGCGGTGCGTGAAGACCAGTGATCACATTTTGTGTATCACTAGATTGATTAGCGCAATCGTGGGCATAGAAGGTTTAGCTAGTGCTGCTTCTTGGATAGTCGATATGTTCAAGAGTTGCATTACACCACAAGATGGACAAGAGAGCTTTACATTTGATGTGAAGTGGCTCGCAGATGCAGTCAAAGATGTTAAGAGTGGTGAACTCTTTAGAAAAATCACCAAGTGCTTGTGTGCACTAATGGCATTAGCCGTTTCCACTGGAATGGGATCCAGTTTGACTGGAAGTCGATTTGATTCCATTTGGAAGATGGCCAAAGTGGTTATTAAACAGTCGGATCTAGTGGGCACTGTGTTGAACTTTTTGACATGGTTGCTAAAGAGTGGTCATGCATTGTTCACTGGTAAGTTGACATTGCACGATTTCTTTACAAAGCCTTCTGAAACGCAGTTGTTTGACATGCGTGTAGCCAAGCTTGATTATTATCGAGCTGAATTAGAGGCAGGACGATATGAAGAAGTGACGATGACAGCCTTTGGCCTAGAAGTTCACACTCTGATGACTTTTGCGAATCAATTGCAACGTGTCGCTAACAAGCAGTTGCGACTGACATTAGCCAACCAGCAGAGGAAAATACACTCTCACTGGACATGGTTCAAGACAGCAGAAGCTTCACAACCCATCAGGAGAGCACCATATGGTGTTTTACTCTATGGTGGTACTAGTGTTGCTAAGAGTTGCATGATGTCGATCATGACTCGTATGCTGCAGGAAGCCATGGGCATTTCAGTAGGGCCAGAATATGTATATAATTACAATCCTGCTGAAGCTTATATGACAGGCTTTGATCACCAGAAGAACACCATCGAATTAGATGATGCTGGCAATACTGAGGTTCAATTTGCTGACAAGCAAGTGTCCTCAGTGTTGATTGATCTGATAAACAACAACAAACGTATTGCTGTTATGGCAGATTTGGAGAGTAAAGGTCAATATTTGATCAAGCCTGATATAGTATTAGTCACCACAAATGTGGAACAGTTGCATGCTGGCCAGACGAGTGTGAATTCAGTTGCTACATTGCGTAGATTGAATTGGCATCTGACAATAAGGATCAAGAAAGAGTTCGCAACACCAGGAGGTGCTATGCGAGATGATGTTGACCCTTTTGCAGAGAGATTAGACGTCTGGGACATAGATATGTGTCAGTGGGCAACAAAAGAAGGTACTGAAAAAGATCCTGTTAAGATCAATATCAAGAACAACATGAGTTTCGCTGAAGTGATGGAGTTTTTGACAGTTGATGCTGCTAGATATAAAGCAGCTCAGACTTTAGCAGTATCTAATACCACTGCACTTAAACAAACACCTCTGTGTCCACACAAGCTGATTTATTATATGTGCAAGAAGTGTCATGCTGAAGATCCTAGAGTCTTGCCACCACAGCCAGTGGTGGTGGAACCACAAATGGGTTTTGAGTATATGCGCACATTTGGTTTTGCCATGATGAATCGTGGGACCATACATCCATATCGTCTCTTGCGTGCGTTTTGGGTAGTCAAGATATACAATTTCTTACTGTCCACTGAACGGTGTGTGCGCATGGCGTGTGCTGTACAGTTGACACGAGCGGATATGGCAGCTAGAGCCAGTTTGCATACTATAATATTTTCTGGATTGCAGGTGGCGTGGTTGGCAATATGGTTGAGTTTGCAAGCTTTGTTTGTGAAAGCTTTGATAGTGTCAATCATCTGCAATTTGTGTGCGTACTTGCTGTTGTTAACTGGAATTGCGTCGTGGTATTATAGACAACCATTGGCACAAAACGTAACTGCAGCAGTTAAGAGTGTGGTTCCAGAGTGTAATGCCAAGAATGCCAAGAAGTTTGTAGGTTTATTGGCTGTCGTTGGCGTTATGTATGGTGTATATAAAGTTTGGCGTCGCACGAATGTGAAGCCCCAGGGTGGGTTTGCATCTAAGATAGAGGGTGTTAGTAATCATAAAGAATTGTATAATACATTGATTATGAAACCGATGCCCGTCAATTTTGATGTAAAAACAGCTAGTGCTGACCAAATTGCTACTTGCATGCAGCCTAGATTGTACATAGGTAGATTTTTGCAGTCAAAAGATCCATTAGAGGCATCTAACAATTGTGTTGTGGTGCCAATTTGTTCTGAAACTGCATTAGTGCCTTGGCACATTTTGCGTGATAACAAATATAAATATGTACAAATACATAGATATTCATATGGTGCCAACAATGGACACAGATTATTTAGCATAGAAGGTTGTTGGAAGCGAATTCCCAACACCGACTTTTGCATTTTGTCATCGCCAGTCTTTGGTGACCAGAAGGACATACGTTCCTGGTTTCCAAAAGGCTCTATCTTAGGTGAAGATAGAGAGCGAATTTGTGTCAGAAATGTTGGTTGTCAGCTAATATGGGCAAAAGGTGAACGGACACGAAACCACACTACTTTGGAATTTGAAGTTACCAAGGGTGTAGGCAAAGTCAATGCCAATAGCATGATTGTGAGCGACATGGAGAAAACCCACAATCTTGTCTATTGGGGTGGTAAATATACCAGTTGTATGCCAACTTGGGACGGTATGTGTGGTTCACTTTTGGTCACAGATAGACAGAGTGGACCCATGATAATTGGATTACATTCAGCTGGTGGTGTTGGAACTACGGCTGCTAGGTTTTGCACGATAGGACTGGATGACATCAATAACACGATGGAATCGATGAAAAGTGAAATCGTGCCAAATTCTATTATGCATGAGTCAAGTGACCATAAAGTACATTTAGATTTTAAAGACACAGTGTTTAGATACACTGAAAAAAGACCCATCAAGGACACGGCTTCTTATGTGAGGGGTGAGTATGATATTCTTGGATATAATACTGCACCTCAACGGACGTTTAGAAGCAATGTCATGGTGACTATATGGTCTTCAGAACTGACAGCAATGGGCATTCCTAGAATGCATGAAGCTCCACAAATAATGAACACTTTCATACCGTGGAATGTGTGGCTGACTAATGTTAGTGCACCAAGTATGATTGAAGCACCATATTTGTTGAGAGCCCGGGATGAGTATGCGAAGCATATTGTAGATGAGCTGGATAAACACCCGGAGTGGAATCTGTCAGAGAAAATACGTCCATTGAGCCATGATGTAGTATTAGCTGGCTTGGATGGCGTCAAAGGTATTGATGCCATCAATAGATCAACTAGTATGGGTATACCATATTGTAAATCGAAGTCAGAATACATTAAACCAGTGGATAAGAGAGTTGAAGGAATTTCCCATCCTGTTGACATACCCGAATTTCTCAAGAAGGAGATTAGAGAGATGGAGAATCAACTAAAGATGGGGCAGCGTGTGTATGTAGCACATCGCTGTAATCTCAAAGATGAAGCTGTCAAGTTGAATAAGCTTAAAGTTAGAGTGTTCATGGGATCTCCTTTCAGTTATTTGTATTTAATGCGCAAGTATTTCTTGCCAATCAGTGCATTCATGCAGGAGCACCCATTGATGTTTGAGACAGCTGTTGGGATTAATTGCTACAACAACCAGTGGTCAGAGCTGTACAAATTTCTGACGAGACATGGGACGAAAACCATGGTAGCTGGTGATTATAAGGCATATGATCAGAAGATGGAGATAGCGCTTACCAAAGCGGCTTTTGAGATTCTTCTAATGATATGTGCCTATGCTGGTTATGATGAAGAGCAGATGACAATTTGTAGAGGCCTAATGACAGAGACCATTGCTGGTTGTTATGATTTGAAGGGTGAGTGGATTGGTTTAACCAGTGCCAACCCGAGTGGTCATGCTCTTACAGTTATCATCAATAGTATTGCAAATTCAATTCAAGTGCGTGCTGCTTTTTATAAGCTAACACCTGATCAGACGTTGCAATTTGCTAAGTATGTGGCATTGTGCACATATGGCGATGACAATATCATGGGTGTCTCCGAAAAGGTACCATGGTTTAATCATACTAGCATTGCTGCAGTGATGAAAGAATGGGGTATCACTTATACGATGGCTGAGAAAGAAGCGTTGAGTGTACCATACATTAATATTAGTGAATGCAGCTTTTTGAAAAGAAGGTGGGTTTGGTGTGAGCGGAGGAAGAGATTCATGGCTCCATTAGAAGAAGCATCTATTTTCAAAACACTACACACATATGTTGCTTCCAAGGCAATTGGCATTGGGGAGCATCATGCCCATTTGCTCATTAGCGCAAACAGAGAGTATTTCATGCATGGCGATGATGTATTTAGAGAGAAACACGCAGTGCTTACAGCACTCGCTGTGGAGTATGACTTGACACACCATTTTGCTGGCATGAGACTTCCTGACCTCGAGGCATTGGATGCCTGGGTCGCTAATATGTAGGTGGGGCACACAGTAGTTATAGTAGTTATATGCCGGACCCGGCTGGGGGGCCCTGTCACTCCTTGACAGGCAGTGAACGTCACTGGCTTATGCAAAATAGCGGATGCCTGTTGGAAACATGGGCTGAAAACACAAGAACCAACTTAGTATTGGATACCACTTTGTATATAATTATGAATATACTGTATATATACAAGTAGGCTTGCTAAGTTTAGACACGTCCCTCGTGGCGATGCCATTTTTATGGTTGTATGGTCGTACATTCCAGTATATTCCTTTCTGTGGTGATAATCATATATCATAGGGAGTAGAACTTGATTGCTACAAATTCAAATTCACAGAGTAGCCCACTCTATAACATGGGCACAACCCCAAGTAGAACAGATAGCAATACAGTCACATTCAGGGATGGCCCTGCACAGTGGGCTGTGAGCATGAATGAGTCACATGATCCGAGTAGAAATATCACTGTACATAATGACGTTTCTTTGGATGCATTCTTTGCTAGGCCTATACCCATTTACAACGCAACCTGGACTCCTGGTGCTTCTTTCACAGCGGTATCCATTAATCCATGGTCTCTGTATTTGGCTAATACTAGAGTTTCCAATAGGATATCTAATTATAGGCTCTTTTCTGGTGATATGCACGTAAAAGTGATGGTGAATGGCAATAGCTTTTATTATGGCCGTATGATGGTATCTTATGCCCCATACTGGTACCATGACATAGCTTCGTCCACATCCTTAGCTTCAGTGTCCTCATTAGTTCAGAATAGTCAGAGGCTCAAGTTGTTTGTTGATCCATGCGAGTCGCAGGCAGGTGATTTTAAATTGCCTTTTTTGTGGCATGCTGACATGATTGACTTGACAACTGGTGAGTTTCAGTACTTAGGTATCCTTAGTTTAGAGGAGCTTAATGGCTTGAAGCACGCCAATGGTGCAACTTCTCCCATTACAGTTTCAATTTTTGCTTGGATGGAGAACGTGAAGCTTTCTGCTCCTACAGAGCAGAATATTAGTAGCATTGCTCCACAAGCTGGTGATGAGTATGGCAGTGGTATTCTTAGTAGTGTATCATCTGCTGTTGCTGCAAACACTGGGCGCATGTCTTCAATGCCCATTATTGGCAGATACATGCGCGCAACGTCTGTGGCAGCTGGGGCAGTTGGCACAATAGCAAAGTTGTTTGGATTTTCTAGGCCTGTGCATTTAGGTGTATCAGTGCCAATGAAACAGAGGCCACTTGGAGAGTTAGCTACCACGGATGTAGAAGATGGTAGTGTTAAACTTTCAGTGGATTCAAAGCAAGAGTTGACAATTGACCCTGGTGTAGTTGGACTAGGCTCAGCAGATGAGCTTGTTTTGTCCAGCATCGCTGGTAGGGAAACTTATGTCAACAATTTTGGTTGGACAACTGCTGCTACAATGGATACATTGCTTTTTAATGTGAGAGTGTCGCCTATCTACAGGCGTATCTCTACTGGTACACTAGGAAACATCAACACAATACCCGCATGTACATATGCCGCACTTCCTTTTAAGTATTGGCGTGGTACTATGCGATATAGATTCCAAATTGTAGCATCCAATTTTCATAAAGGTAGAATGAAAGTGGTATGGGATCCATTATTTTGCAATGTAGCTAGTGAATCCAATGTTCAGTATACTAAGATTGTAGACATCAGTAATGAGAGAGATTTTGTGATGGACGTTGCTTGGGGCCAGCCTAGATCTTGGTTAGAGTGTGCAGCTTTGACTTCGATCACAGCTGGTAACACGATGTCTACTACTAGGTTTACTAACTCAAATGTATATACTAATGGTATATTGTCCATTTTTGTGCTGAATGAGCTTTCCACACCCAATAGTGCAGTAAACAATGACATTACTGTCAATGTTTTCATGTCAATGTGTGACGATTGCGATTTTGCAGCACCTCGTAGTGTGAATACATTTTCTCCTGTGGATGCTAGTGTTCAACCACAATCTGGTATTGAGATTCTTCCTCAATCAGATGTTGAGACTGAACAGCTAACTGAAAACAATGCTCCTCAGATGGTTGAGGACACTGAAGAGTTTGTTAGTTGTTTTGACAAAGACAGTCCCGTGCATCTGGTGTACATGGGTGAGAGAATAGTGTCATTCAGACAGTTGATGAAGCGTTATAATGTGGATTATAATTACTCTTCGATCACGCCTGGCATTTTCTCTGTTACAGCCCCAGACTTTCCTATGAAGTATGGGTACACACCATATGGGATTCGTGGCACTTCGCCCAATAAGTACAATGTAGCAAATACTACCATGTTGAGATATTTAGCAATGGGCTTTTTGTTCTATAGAGGTGGTGTAAGAAGAAAGTATGTTCTTTCAACTAATGCCACATCCCCTACATTTGCAACCCTTCAGATAACGAGAACTGACGGTGTTGGTGTACCAGTTGCACCAGCTACCACAGCTCCAACTCTGACAACGACTCTGACGTTGAGTGACACATATAACTCTTTGACTCCATCTGGTATGGAGGGAATGAGTGTGTCTACGACCCGTCAGAATCAAGTAGCAGAAGCCGAAATACCATATTATCGCAATGTGCGATTTTCTTTGTGTAGACGGCCAAACTACATCCCATCGGCCGTAACTGCCAATGATGTACCTTTTGTTGAAGATCTGGTTCACACCTTTTCTGCCAACACATGGACACCAGCGACAGCCAATGTGTTTACATCCTTGGTAGCAGGAGCAGAAGATTCGTCTTTCTTCTGTTTCCAGGGATGTCAACCGTTTTATATTAGTCCCACGCTAGTATAGGTGGGACATGGACCGTATGTTAGTGGTTCCTTTAGATTCCGAGTATCTATTGGGTAAAATACAGCTCGAGTGAAAAAGATTTCTTATTGAAGAATAGTAAGATTCATATTCAACAAATCCTATCGTGGACGGTAGGTGTCACCCATATGGTGATGCGTCGTGGACGTAAAACTTGTACATAGGTACAGAACTTGTTTTGCGTCGTTAGGCGCACTATAAGTCCAGCAGTTTTAATTCAGGATTAAGGTAATAGAAGATCTTTTCTTGTATTTTGTGTGTGACACAAGTGATAACTTCACCTGTGTCTGTGTGTGTGCTGACGGTTTTGACCTTTGAAGGTTTCCGTCAGCTCGCGCTAGAGTTTTCCTATTGTAGGTTCTCTAAAAGCGCAGGAAATGAGAAGGGACGCCTCGCCCA